AGCTCGCCGAGTTCCCGATTCTTGACCATGCTGCTGGTTAAATTCTCAACCAAAAGAACCCAGGCAGGCACTCCCATAGCATTGGCCAGACGCGAAACGGTATCGATGCTGGCCCCTCTTTCTAGATTAATCAAGAAAGTGATCATCCGAGAGCTGACACCGCTTTTGGAAGCAAGATAAGCCTTGTCCATATACGTGTCTGTTAGATGCTTGAGATTAGCAGCAAAAATAATCTCAGCGTCTGTCGGGTTTAGTTTTTTCATACGCGTAATCATAATGAGACCCGGCCGAACATTGGTTCACCCCTTTAATGCTAGAAAAATGAACAATAGTTCTTGACCAGCTCATGAACTATCGTTCATACTATAGCGCATGCAACAATCAAAGCTTCTTTCAGAAACAATTCTCCTAATGGATAGCACCAACGAAAGTGTGGCTTCTATCTGTAAGGCAATAAACGTATCAACTCGCTGGTATCAGAAAGTAAAGGCTGGGAAGTTCAAAGACCCCAGCGTTAACAAGATCGAACGCCTCTACAACTACCTCTCGCGGCAACGGAGAGACGACGCCGCATGACTTCCACACAGCCCACCGCTTCCTCCCTCTACCTCTGTGGGCGTTTTGATGGCCGTCCTTGTGGCGGCCTTTTTTATTCTCTCAATACAAATGCTCCCACTTTTTTTTGCCTTCCCACAAGAAACGACAGAAAACAACAGGAAACCAACACCATGAAACAACGCGAAATGCCGCTGTATGGCGACGTTAAGCGCCGCCCACGTTTAGAACGGAAGGAAATATTGAGCTTGATGGAAGACGCTGATGCGGCCGTGACATATCAGATCAACATGACTGGCCTGCCGTATGAGCATCTAGCCGATCCGATGGGCTACAGCGAGAAAAGCAAAGGCCATTTGTGCCGTGTGGCGCGCGGCGGATCGAGCCTTCCAGTTCGCAAACTCAAGAACCTTATTGAAGTCTCTGGAAGCATGGCGGTCATTCAGTTGATCGCCGAGGAGTTCGGATACGAGCTGACGCCCAAGACCGCAGAGAAGCGCATCGCCGAGCTGGAGCAGGAGCTACAGCGGCTGAAGGGGGTTGCGTAATGTCAAAACTCAACCCGCAAGTCGCAATTGAGACAGCGAGAGAAGCGCGTAGCTTTCTTGCATATTTTAACGGACAAGACTTTGGAGAGTTCGCTGCTATAGGCCCCCACGATAGAAGGCATCTTGCGATTGCTCTAGATCACATTGAAGAATTGTCGGCCATTGTTTTAGCGCTCTCCGAACCTAAGGAGGGCACATGAGCTTCACCCAATACCTCGCCTCCTTCATCCGCCGTCTGTCTGTGCCGCATTGCGAGGATTGCAAGCACGTGTATCGATCATATGTGTGCATCCATCCAGTCACCAGAGGGCCGGAATACTTAGGATGGGGAAACGTCGATGTTATGCGCTCCAGGGGTATGCCATGCGGCAATCGCGGAAAGCTCTTTGAGCCGAAGGAGGGTGTGTGAGCGAGTGGATAAAGCATCACGGAAAATTCCAGTCAACCGTACTAACAGTAACTGTGCGTCGGAGAGACGGCAGTACTGAGACTGGTCCAGCAGACCTGCTGCGCGGCTGGGAACACACCTTCCAATCCGAGGACATCATGGAATACCGCATAGAGACACAAGAGCGCGGAGTCAGCTACGAAGACAAGACGAAGCACGCGTCTTTGAGTCTAGAAACCATCCTCACCGAGCGCGGAAGCCGTTACGGAAAGTTCATCGATCATGCACGCATAGTTCAGAACATCAAGCGCGCTATGGCTGACTCGCCAAACTGGGCCAAGCTCGCCGACGACCAGAAAGAAGCATTGGAAATGCTCGCACACAAGGTAGGCCGAATCCTGAACGGAGACCCCGACTACCACGATTCCTGGCAAGACATTGTTGGATACACACAGTTAGTTGCTAATCGACTGGGGGGTGTGAAATGAAAGTTAGCCACACCAAATGCCAATGCACAGAGTGTAAGCATTTTTTTAAATCGACATTCGCATTTGATAAGCATCGGGCCGGAACACATGGCGCTGATCGTCGCTGCATGTCAGAGGACGAGATGCGCGCTAAAGGTATGGACCGCAATCAAGCGGGTTATTGGATTTCAGCAAAACGAGAGGTATTCGCATGATCGCCATAGGCCAAGTATATCGAGACGCGTATCCGGTGAACGGGCGCATTAGGCGGTTTGTAGTTACGTTCACGGTTAAAGGGTTGACTCGCACAGAAGTCGAAGTCTATGAGCCTCGCAAGCGCAAACCGACAAAAACTATCTGGCTTGCTTCTCGCCGCTTCAACCGCAAGCACGCACGCGGATATGTGAGGGTGAAGTGATGGCCGAGAGGGTTGTTATAGGCAATGCGGAGCTATGGCTTGCAGATTGCGACGAAATATTGGACTCGCTTTCTGCTGACGCTTGCATTAGCGACCCTCCATACGGAATTGGTTACACCCACAATGGCGGAAAACACAAAGGGAAAGCTGGACAAGCCAAGTATGCAAATAAGCCCATTGTCGGGGATGACAAACCATTTGACCCTATCAAATTGCTGTCTTTTAACACCGTCTTGGTTTGGGGCGCAGAAAACTACAAAGAAAAACTTCCCGCCGGTGGGAAGTGGTTGGTTTGGGACAAAAGATGTGGGGTAACACCCAGCAGGGACCAAGGCGACTGTGAGTTTGCATGGATGAATAAAAAAGGTGTGCCGCGTGTATTCCGTCATGTGTGGGACGGGATGATTAAGGACAGCGAAAAAGGTGATTCAAGGGTACACCCAACACAAAAGCCAGTTGCACTCATGGAGTGGTGCATAGAGCAGGCGGGCAGACCTCAGACAATCATTGACCCATTTATGGGAAGCGGGACGACTGGCGTTGCTGCGATGAATCTAGGGCTGAGATTTATAGGAATTGAGATAGATAAGGAATATTTCGATACGGCTTGCCATCGCATTGAAACAGCTCAATCACAAAGAAGGTTATTCGCATGACAAGCCCACAGAGCCTCTACAGCGACGACCAAGCCCGCGAAATGCGCATAGGGTTCCTGACTATGCGCCTTCACACGGAAAGGTCTCAGGAGAAGCGTAGAGAGGTCTGGGAGCAGTTGCAGGCGGAGATTAAAGGTCGGTCGTCTGAACAAGTTGAAAAAATGGAAATTGAGAGAGGACTTCGTTAATGGCGCGCGCCCGCAATCTAAAGCCTAGCTTCTTCAAAAACTTTGAGCTGGCCGATTGCGGCCCTACTGCGCAGCTTCTTTTTGCTGGACTTTGGTGTTTGGCAGATAAAGAGGGGAGGCTGAAGGACCAGCCTCGCCTTATCAAGGCTGAAATCTTCCCTTACTACGACTGCGACGTTAACGGTGAGTTAACCGTTATTGCACGGTTAGGCTTCATCCGTCGTTATGTCGTTAACGGGATTGCCGTGATTGAGGTCATAAACTTCAAGAAGCATCAGTCTCCCCATCATACTGAAAAAGCCTCTGAGCTTCCGGCATACACGGACGGAAGCGATTGTTTAACAACAGAACATGAGATTAACGGTGAAGTAACGGTTAAGGCGCCGTCTCAAGACGGTGGAAATCCCCCTGATTCCCTCTTACTGATTCCCTCTTCACTGATTCCTGATTCCAAGCAAGCAAGCACTGGCGTGCTTGAAGTGCGATTCAACGATTTTTGGAAGGCGTACCCGAAAAAGAAATCGAAGGGCGACGCTTTTCGCGCATGGAAAAAAATCAAACCCGACGAGCAGCTCCACGACCGCATTCTGAATGCGTTAGAGCTTGCCAAGACTTCGGGCGACTGGACCAAGGAAGGCGGAAAGTTCATCCCATACCCTGCGTCATGGCTTAACGACGAAGGCTGGGAAGACGAGCATACCGTCTCAACGCGCCCTGACAAACCGCAACCCATCCCAGCCTGGAAGAAGGTCCTAGCATGAGCGCAGAAGCATCCATTGTCGTTGCCTTGCTGAATGACCCAAGCAAGCTCGGAACAGTTGGGCTGATGCCCGGCAAATTCGGTGACGCGTGGTTGCGCCGCGTTTACCAAACCATGCTCGAAATGTCCGCAGCCAGCGAGCCTATCGACCTGTTCACCGTTGGCGAAAAGATCGGGTGTGAATCCGACTTGATGAAACTGACGCGCGACACGATAGGCGTTCCTGCCAACATCGCGCATTACCGCAAGATGATCGAGCGCGATTCGCGCAAACGCGAACTCGTGCAGATGGCGAGCGACTTGGTGAACCAGCTTGAAGAGGCGAATGACCCCGATGACGTTGCAGGCGTCATGGCCGAACGCCTCGCTGAGATGACACGCCAAACTGAATCACGCGCTTATGACGGCAAGGGAATGATGCAGCTCGTTGTAGACCGCATGACAGCGATTGACGACGCGCGTAGGGCGGGAAAACCGATGGGGGTACGCACTGGTATGCCTGGGCTGGATAAGCTCCTAGGCGGGCTTCACGGAGGCGATTTGATCGTCTTGGGCGCGCGGCCAAAGATGGGCAAGACCGCGTGGCTTTGTACCGTGGCCTACAACGCCGCGTTGGGAGGGAGCCGCGTAGGGATTATCTCGGCGGAAATGTCTGCTACGGAAATCGGCATGCGCATGCTGTCGCTCGGTTCCGGAGTAGCGGCGACAAAGTTCCGATCCGCTGATATGGACGATTCCGAGTGGAGCAAGACCGGCGCGGGAGTAGGGCGCATTACCGACCTGCCTCTTGTGATCCTGGATCAACCCGCCGCGAAAGTCGGCGACGTTATCCGACAAGCGAGGGCGTGGAAACTGGCGGGCGGTCTCGATCTACTCATCATCGACTACCTGCAACGGTTGGATGTGGGTAACGATGAGAACCGCACGTTATCCGTAGGCATGGCCGCGCAGAACCTCAAGACGTTGGCTAGAACACTCAACATCCCCGTTGTGTTGCTCTCACAACTTTCGCGAAATCTCGAAAGCAGGGCAGACAAACGCCCGTTGTTATCAGACCTTCGGGACTCGGGAATGATCGAGCAGGAGGCGGACGAAATTATTTTTCTGTACCGGCCTAGCGTCTACGGGGAGTCGGAAGACGAAGGGGCTGCGGAAATGATCGTAGCGGGGAATAGGCATGGGCCTATTGGAACAATCAATGCGCGCTTCAACGCCGACCTTATCAAATGGGGCGAAGAAGAACGCGAATACATAGACCGTTGGGCAATTTAGGAGAAACACAATGTCAGCAATCAAAACAAACCCAGTTGGCACAGATACATCAATCGGCATGGTCCCGCATATCACTTTCAGGGGAATCCGTTGCCCGGTGAAGCTAAAAGTGGTTGAGGTAGACGGATGCAAACAAGTCGCGATGGGCAGGAAGTCGCGCCCAATCCCTGCGGTGAATGCGAACGGCAGACTGATACACGCATTACCAACTGGTGAGGAATTTTTGGGGCGCATGTACACGGATATCCGCAAAGAGGCGTATTGATGAGTGCCATCACAAAATGCCACGGCGACGGTTGCCAAAAGCGGAATGGCTGTTATCGGTACACAGCTCCGGCTGGTTATTTCCAAGCGTGGATGGCTCCGAACAAGGTAGGCGAGATGTGCGGGTTTTATTGGCCGCTCAACAAGAGGGCAGCGCGTGAAGAAAACGTTCCGCCTCGTGCATAAGGATGCCCGATCAGGCGCAGCAGCATGCGCGTGGAGCGTCCCTGATGGGTGGATAGCCGAGTTCAAGGAGCCGACTCGTACTCTCGAACAGAACGCGCTCATGTGGCCGCTGCTTGATGATTTATCCCGGCAGGTTGACTGGTACGGGCAGAAGCTCACGGACGAAGAGTGGAAAGACGTGATGACCGCCGCACTCAAACGCCAGAAAGTAGTACCAGGAATAGACGGCGGATTTGTAGTGGTAGGGTCCAGCACGCGAAAGATGGGCAAGGCTGAATTCTCAGAGCTGCTGGAATTGATATACGCCTTTGGCGCAGAGCACGGCGTTAAGTTTCGGACTGATGAAAGGATGGCGGGATAAGGCATGCTAGCAACGATATTCATGTGGTTCGTAGTCTGGGTAGCCTTGGTTTGCGCGGTCATGCTTACAGGGCTGGCGATAATCATCTTTCTTGGGATTTATGAAATGTTCGTTCGTTTGAAGCAGGAAGGTAAAGAGGATACGGGGTCGCATGCTCGCCAAGACTAAGCCCAAGCGCAAGACATCGCTAAAAAGCGCCAAGGCGAAAGCGTGGACGGCCTTTAGCCGGTACATACGATTGAAGTACAGCAACGGCGGTTTATGCGCGTGCATCACGTGCGGCAAAGAAGCCTTGTGGACGGAGATGCAGTGCGGCCATGGAATCCCCGGCCGGACGAACGGAATCCTGTTCCTGGAAGAGATATGCAGACCACAGTGCCCCCATTGCAATGTATTCATGGGCGGCAAGCCGGACGTGTTCATACCCTACCTGATCGACATGTACGGGAGGGAAGGATACGACGAGTTCATGCGGATGAAGCACGAGCCACGGAAGTTCTACGTTGATGAGCTGTTGCAGTGGGCGCGTGATTGGGAGGCTGAGGCTAACCGGATGTTGGGGGAGATATGACGTGGCACTTCGGTGGAAAGGTAAAACAAAGGGAGGTAGTGGCCTCATTGCGCCCGTGTTCATGCGGTAAATCAGAGTATGGGCCTTTAAAAGCCTATGACGCCGTTCACTGCTCACATTGTGGGGCGCTGTATTTGATTTATGGGGTTCGTGATCCTGTTGCGAGAATTAAAATAGTGGATGACGACAGTTAGATATGCATAGAGACCCGACCCTAGAACGCGCCCAAGCCATGGAGATACGACGATGGGTATTGCATCTTGCGCGGAAATCGGATAATCTACCCAAAGAATGGGCGAAGTACCCCTTCAAGAGCCTGGACAGGAAACTGCCCGGGCTTTTTTGCGTTCCAATTCTAGGGCGGACCCGCATGCATACCTTGAGAGTGGTACAAGAGTACCAAGTAACCAAGATACGGGAGCACGGTTCGCCCGTGCTGGAGACGGTCTTCAAGTCATACGACAAGGCCGAAGCTGAGCGTACAGTCGCGATGCTTAATGCGTTTACCTATAGGCCGGAAATTTCCTATCGCGACCCTACTTTCGATGCTGTAGCGAAAATTCAGGAAGCAGAAAATGCTTGAAGTCATCGGGATGCTACAGCCTCGCTCAATCGACTGGCGCGGCGTAAGAGGCGGCACGCCAAGCATCACGACAATGGACATTGCCCACGCAATGGGCGGCCTTACCAAGCAGCAAACGGCTGTGGTCAGGGCTAAATACGCAGAGGATGCTAGCGTCCGTGCCGAGCTAGTCAGGCACATGCTGGTTGCAACCTCGGCAATCGCAGAACTGCAAGAGCTTAACGCCTCAAAGCGCCTGAAGCGCGGCCAGCTTCCCGGTATGATTTTCTTGGCAATCAAGGAAGTCGTAGAGCCAAGCCTGTGCGGCGCATGCTCCGGGCGTTCAGTGATCTACAAAAAGAACGGGCTTGTTGAGTCTTGCCAGTCTTGCAGAGGATCGGGGCGAAAAGCCATGAGCAAGGCCGCTCAGCTTCGATACATGAACGAATTAATTCCAGAATACGTGAAGGGCGGGGAGCCCATTGGGAAGGATATGTGGGACCGCTACCTCCATAAAGCCTACCTAACCCATGTTTACGACCTGCTCGCGACCTGGGAGCAGCAGGCGATGACCTTTTTTAAGAATCGGATGCGATAGCCGCCGAAAGGCGGTTTTTGCGTTTATAGGAGCCGTTATGCGATCAGGAGATAAAAAAGGCAGTCGCGTGGTTCCCATATCTACGGCAGACAACTTTAAACGGCTGGAGCGCATTCTCAAGGAATCGGAGGCGGTTCGTGCAAGAAGTGCGGAAAGATTAAAACGCACGCACGAATTGTAGTTGCTTAACCCACCCTTTGCCGCTGTCGGTCTCGATACTGGCTTAGGGCGAGGCTGCCGAAATGGGAGCCTCAAATTTAATAAACCCGCCAAGCCTCTTAAACGTGATGGCCCTCTCAGCGAGGGCGTAAAGCTCAAATCGTGCGGGTTCCTATTCGGTTGTTATGACAACCCCAAGCCCAGTGCATAGCCGCCTGGGCTTTTCTATTTATCCCACAGTATCAGGATTCCAACATGGCCCTTGTTTACACGACTCGCGGACTCGTTCCGAGGGACAAGCTCGTCTGCACACCCGAGATCGGGTTCGACGACAACAACATGTACGTCCGCGTTACGTGGACGCTGGACGGTGAAATGGTGCGACAGGATGCGTGGGTTAACTCATTTCGTGGGATTGAGGATGCTGCTGTCGAACAGGGCAATTTAGGAGGCGGAAATGGCGAATAGCCAAGCGGTGTGTACAAGTTTCAAGCAAGAGGTCCTTTGCGGTATCCACGCAATCGGGACCACTGTAGTCAGAGCTGCGACGACGAAGGACACGTTGAAAGCGGCGTTGTTCCTTGCCTCAGCTTCTATTGGCGCTGCTACGACCGCGTACAGCACTACGGGCGAGGTTTCCGGCACGAACTACACCGCAGGCGGTGTAACGGTAACGAACGCCAACGAGCCGGCTACCAGTGGAACCACGGCGTACTGGACGCCTTCCGCGTCGTTCTCGTGGACGACGGTGACTCTATCCACAGCGTTCGACTGCTGCCTGATCTACAACAGCACGCAGAGCAACAAAGCGATTGCGGCTTATACGTTCGGGTCTCAGACGGTCACGGCGGGTAACTTCACATTAACAATGCCCACTAACGACTCGTCTACCGGCCTGCTGAGGCTGGCGTAATGGATTTAACCTCATATTTAAAGAGCGACCCCGATGGATTGGGGCTCGCTGCTTTAATAGCTGCTGACAATGACGTTGGCGTTTACGAGGCAATCACAGCCAAGACGACTACTAAAGTCGATGGAGTGACTCGGGCCGACTTTGCTATATGGGCTGCTGGCACTGGTGTGCGGTCAACGATTCAAGACCTGTCCGCTGATACTAATTCGCCCCTACGTCCATCGGCTTTATCGCTTCTGGACTTCCTTATGGGCGGCGTCGCTCCCATGCTGCAATTGGACAATGCGAACAATATGGCCCTGATTGATACGTGGGTTGCGATGGGTGCAATTACTGCGGAACAGAAGCAGCAGCTAATCGCAATGGCTACTATCCCCGCGAGCCACGCAGAGATAAACGGGTTCAACATAACCGGCCCCCACGATATCGCAAAAGCCGTGCGCGCAGATGACGGAACGAGGTTGGTCTAATGGCATCGACAAAAACAGCAAAAACATTACAAGCGTCCGCCAGTAATACAGCAGGCAGTACGACTACCGCTACCACGTGGACGATGACGACCTCTTACGGGGGAGTGGTGCAGGCTCGCGTGACTAACGGCGCCACAGGACCGACAGTTGGCTGTTCTGTGACTGTCAATATCAGCGTTGACAATTCCACGTGGCGGCAATTCGCTCAGGTGACGGCGGGAACGACAAACAACGGCGTGTACGATTACGCATTCGATCTCCCTGCCCCTATTATGTATTCGCAGGTCGTTTTCAGCGGCAACACTGGCCAAGCTGTCACCGTGGAGGCTTACGGCCACGAATTGACGACGATCTAAATGCTTATCAAGCGCCCCTATGCGGCCCTACGCATAAACTGGGGCGAGACGCTAAAGAACGGGCTTGTCTCGTTCTTCTCTGGGCCTAGCGGGGCGGATTTAGTCAATTCTACGCCTTACACGCTGACCTCTGTCACTAGTGCCAATTCTATAGTTGGTATAGCGGCGTCTTTTGATGGGACGAATACTCAAGCATCACGGTTAGTTGCAGCCCCGGCGCAGTGGACAACTGCGTGTTTGGTCATGTTCGATAGCGTTCCATCTGGGGCGAACGCCTTTAACGATATTGCGACATTCTTCCAGTCAACCGATAGCGAGCCCGTATCCACTTACGATAAGTCTCTGGGCCTGTATTACAGCAGCGGCGCGAAGCTAGTTGCTCATACATTCGACGGGGCATCAAAGAACGTTACAGGCGCAACCACAATACAGACCGGGACGCTGTACTTATTGGGCGCATCGGCAGACGGGACAAACCTACGGGTTTGGGTCAACGGAATTCAAGATGGGTCAGTAGCGTCCGGGAATACCTATACAGGGTATGCCAGCCCGGCATTCGGACTAGCGCGTAAAACACCGGGATGGGGATTCTTAGAATCAGCTCATACCCGGTTCGCTGGGAAGTTGTTTTGGGCCGGTCTCTGGAATCGGGCGCTGACTCAGCAGGAATGGCTAAGGCTTGCTGCCGATCCGAATGTTCTCTTTGTCCGGCCTAAGGCTTGGACATATGCCGTCGCCAGTGGAGATGTAACCGTCGCCCTCACCGGGATCGGCATGACCGCAAGCGCTGGGACGCTCACGCCCAGCAACAGCGTTGCGATGACTGGCCTTGCTTCTACGGCCTCTCAAGGCTCTGTAGCGCCAGTTCTGACCGTTCCCATAACAGGTCAATCGATTACATTCTCGCAGGGCAGTATGTCGCCCTCGTTGTCTGTCGCTCTTAGTGGATCGGCGGTTACAACGGCAACGGGGACGCTGACGCCGACTACCGGCCTTGTCATCGAGTTAACCGGGCAATCGGCGAGCTTTTCGCAGGGTTCGATGCGCGTGTCTAGCTCTGTCTCTCTCACTGGGCAGTCGCATACCGCAAGCCAAGGCAGCTTAACGCCCGCTATGTCTCTCGCGATCAGCGGGCAAGCGGTGACGTTTTCACAAGGGACGATTAGACCAGGGATCAGCATCGCTCTAAGCGGCCAAGCTGCGACGACTGCGCAGGGGGCGATAACGGCAAGCGGCGGGAATACGCCGAGCGTCTGGACTTCTGTTGATCCAACATCTTCGACCTGGACCACCGTAACGACAACCTCAACTACATGGAGTTGATATGCAAAATGTCGTGTCGTTCAACGGAGAGAATTGGATAGTTCTACAAATTGTCGGCGCATTCCGAGACGGGGAAGAATACGGGCACCTCTGCTTGGCGATGAAAGAGGGTACAGAATACCCCGCCGACATCAAGGTCATACCTGTTAAAAACCTATGGAGAAATGCAGATGAAAAAGAGTAAAGGCAAAGGCAAGGGCAAAAAGGGCTGCTGAATTGACGAAGCGGCAAGCTATTAAAACTCTGCGTCGCTATTCGTTAGGCCCCGCAATGAAGGTATTCCTCGACCGTATTGATTCTGGCGAGGACGCCAAAACAGTATATGACGAGGCCATGTGGTTTCTTGGCCACGGTTGCGGAGTAAGCGGCTGACATGTCAGACGTTGGGTATTACCTAGATGGTTACAATTTTTCCATCCGTCTGCACAACGGGCAATGGGTAATGTTCTGCCGCAAGACAACCGACAAGCCGTGCGAAACGCCAGAACAGGTACAAGCGTACTTTGGATGGGTTGCTTCCAATAAAAGAAAAAATGAGTCGATCAAATGTTGATAGACGAGGCGCTTGACGTGATAGACGAGTACGCGAGTGGTAGATACCGCTATCACTCGTCACCTCTGTTAGAGGCCGCAAAAACACTTGCCGACGAACTACGCAAGCCGAAAGACGAATACCTAGAGTCGCAGATTAACGAGTTGCTGAGAGATGGCTAATCCTAACCCTCCTAAACATTCGCAGTTTCAGAAAGGCCAGAGTGGAAACCCAGGGGGCAAGCCTATCGGCGCTCGCACGCGCCTTAGCAACGCGTTCCTCACCGCGCTCGCGAAGGATTTTGAAGCGAATGGAGCCAACGCAATTGCCGTATTGCGCGCTGAGAAGCCGGAGAAATACTGCGAATTGATTGCGGACATTCTCCCCAAGGAAACAACCCTCAATGTCGACACTAATTCAACAGTTACCCACAGAGTTGAATCAGTATCCGATACTGCTAGATGGATTGCTGAGTCTCTCGGAAGACGAGCAGCTAGCGAAGTTGGCGAACTGGGGGAAGATAGACCTTTACTTTCTGCTGAGGTACGGACTCAACAGACAGGACATTGAAAAGCAATGGTTATTCGAGCGGTGCAGGGAAGTACAGGCAAATCCCGATAATCACCTCGATCTGTGGGCGCGAGAGCACTATAAGTCTACGATCATCACGTATGGTCTGACTATTCAGGACATTCTGAACGATCCTGATATCACGATTGGGATATTCAGCCACACGCGGCCCATCGCTAAGGGTTTCTTGCGCCAGATCAAACGTGAGTTTGAATCGAACGAAACGCTAAAGAAGTGGTATCCAGATATCCTCTGGCAGAACCCGAGCAAGGAAGCGCCGAAGTGGAGCGAGGACGAGGGAATCGTCGTCAAGCGCAAGTCAAACCCGAAAGAGCAGACGGTAGAAGCCTGGGGGCTGGTGGACAGTCAGCCCACCTCTAAGCATTACAAGCGGCTTGTATACGACGACGTAGTAACCCGCGAGTCTGTGACTACGCCGGAGATGATAGCCAAGACTACAGAGGCGCTTGAGCTGAGCTATAACCTTGGCTCAGAAGGTGGGAAACGGCGTTTCATCGGCACTCGATACCACTTCAACGACACATACAAGACCGTGATGGATCGCGGCACAGCCACGTCGAGAATCTACCCGGCTACATTGGACGGTTCCGTTGACGGTGAGCCAACGTTGCTTTCACGTGAAACGCTCGCTAATAAGCGCAGGGACATGGGGCCATACACTTTCGGCTGCCAGATGCTGCAAAACCCGATTGCGGATGCCACCCAAGGCTTCAAGCGCGAGTGGTTGAGGTACCACAAGGGATCGGACGGTTCAGGGATGAACATCTACATCCTGGTGGACCCAGCGAACGAGAAGAAGAAAACCAGCGACTACACAGCCATTGAAGTGGTTGGGCTCGGGGCGGATCGTAACTATTCCACGCTGGATATGGTAAGAGACCGTCTAAGCCTCACTGAACGCGCCGATGCTTTATTCCGTCTTCATAAGAAGTGGCGGCCCATTAATGTCGGGTACGAAAAATATGGCATGCAGGCCGACGTGCAGCACATCAAGGACAGGATGGAGCGCGAGAACTACCGTTTCTCTATAGTCGAACTCGGCGGCAGCATGCCGAAGAACGACCGCATACGCCGGTTGATCCCGGTATTCGAGCAAGGCAGATGGTATTTGCCGGATACGCTCTACCGGACCAATTACGAAAAGGTAACCCAGGACCTCGTCGAGATATTCATCAACGAGGAATACCTGGCGTTCCCTGTCTCTGTCCATGACGACATGATGGACATCAAAGCAAGGGTATTGGACGAAGATTTAGGGGCTGTCTGGCCTATCGCTCACGTCGATGACGAAGCGTACACCGCAAAACCACGTAAGAGGACTGGATGGGCAGCGTAAAAGAGTCTCAGGAAGATCGAGCGAAGCGCATTTGGGCGCAGATCACGAAAGCTAGGGATGATTTTTCCGTTCGCCGCGAGGAAATCCAAGAGAATTACGCTTTCTTTGCCTCTGATCAGTGGTCGCAAGACGACAAGGCGATGCTGGAAGAACAGGAGCGCGTCCCGGTCGTTTTTAATCGCATCGCCCGCACTATCAATGCCGTCTGCGGGTTGGAGATTCAGAACCGGCAGGAAGTCAGGTTCATCCCTCGCGTGATGGGCGAGGCGGGAATTAGCGAGCTTCTTACAGGCGCGTCTAAGTGGGTAAGAGATAACTGTGACGCAGAGGACGAAGAGTCCGATGCTTTCAGCGATTTGCTCATTGCTGGACTCGGCTGGACCGAGACTCGGATGGATTATGAGACCGAGGCTGACGGACTGGTCGTCATCGACCGCGTTGATCCGCTGGAGATGTTGTGGGACCCATCAAGCAAGAAGAGGAATATATCCGATAGCCGCTGGCGCGCTCGGGTAAAGCAGTTCACCAAGGAAGAAGTAGATGAACGCTGGCCCGATGCGGAGCTGACCGCTTCCTATTTCTGGCTGGACGAATCAAGCACACCACACAATGCCACGGAAGCGTGGAAGTACGAAAACAACCAGGGTCCGAAAGACTCTGCTACTAAATACACGGTCGTTCAATACCAGTATTACGTGCTTGAGGATATGTACCGCGTCGCCTCTCCCGAGGGGAAATTGGTAAACGTTCCCGCAGATCGATGGGATAAGCTAAAAAACCAGTTTCCCGATGTTAAATCCGTAAAGATCAAACAACGGAAGTACAAGCAGGTCTTTATCAGCGGACCCAAGATTCTGGAAGAGGGAGACTGTCCCTGTAAGCATGACTTCACTCTGAAGTGCATGACGGGGATGCGCGACCGAAATAACGGTACGTGGTTCGGCCTCGTTGATTTGATGAAAGACCCTCAGCGATGGGCCAATAAGTGGCTGTCGCAGATCATGCACATTCTGAACACGAACGCCAAGGGCGGGCTGTTGGCTGAGCAAGGCGCATTCGTGAATCCTCGTAAAGCAGAGGAAGAATGGGCGAATCCTTCCAGCATCACTATGCTCAATGCCGGTGGCCTGGAAAAGGTCATGCCCAAGCCGATGGGGCAGTATCCGTCTGGCATAGACAAGCTCCTCACCTACGCGCTCGAATCAATCGACGACGTTCCTGGTGTAAACAAGGAATTAATGGGCCTCGCCGACAGGGCTCAGGTTGGCTACCTTGAGGCGCAGAGAAAGAACGCCGGCGTTACCATGCTGGCGACCTTCTTCGACGCCCTGAGGCGCTACAGGAAGGAACACGGCCGCGTCCTGGCGTACTTCATCCGGGAGTACATCTCCGACGGTCGCCTCGTCAAAATCGTCTCTCAGGGGCAGGCGCAGTACATCCCGTTGGCCCGCGATCAAGACGCCATGGAATACGACGTTATCGTGGACGACGCGCCGACTTCTCCGAACATGAAGGAGAAGGTATTTAGCATCCTGTCGCAGTTGCTTCCTCAGTTGATCGAAATGGGCATGCCGCCGCCGGCTGAATTCCTGGATTACTCCCCGCTTCCAGAGGAATTGGTCCAGAAGTGGAAGGAGCAGATGCAGCAGCCTAACCCAGTACAGCAGCAGATGCAGCAAACCCAACTTGCGCAAGAACAGGCCAACGTCGAGCTTACCCAAGCTAAGACGGCTGCTACTGAAGCGCAAGCGCACGTCTCAGTCATCAAAGCGCAGCCTGAACCACAACAGAACGATCCCAATGCGATGTGGGACACGATGGCTAAACTTCACGCCGCCGATACTCAGCGGTACAACGCAGAGACACAGCGCATGAAGGCGGGAACAGAGCAGTTTAGAGCAGTAGTAGATGCAAACACCCCCGACAAGGGGCAGTTGTAGCGCGGCCACGGCGTTCTGTGGCAGTAGACGCTGAGAAGCGTTCGACATTCCCATAGCTGGAGTTTTCATGACAGACCAAGCGGAAGACGTCTCCGTTAACGACGTAACGGACGAACAGTTCGACAAGTTTTTTGAACAAGGCGGTGAAGTCGCTGAAACGGAAGCGCCGCAGGAAGAAGTGCAGGCCCAGGAACCGGAGCCTGTCAAGGAAGAAAAGCAGGAAGAGAAGCCGGAAGAAAAATACGTACCTCTTGCCGCATTGCACGAGGAGCGCATGCGCCGCAAGGAGATGCAGGAAGAGCTGCGCCGTATTCAGGAACACAACAAGCGCATGGAGGAGCGGTTTTCTCAGGTCATCGAGAAAGTCACTCCCAAGCAGCAGCTCCCATCTTATGAAGAAGACCCCCTGGGTTATCAGCAAGCGAAAATTTCCCAGCTTGAGCAGACCCTGACACAGCAGACGCAAACCTTTGAACAGCAGCGTTACGCAAATGAAATCGCCGCAAAGTACCGAGCGGATGCAATGCAATTCCAAGTTCAGACGCCAGATTTTGAGCAGGCATACGCGCATGCAATTGGTTCTCTGAGGAGCGAGATGGCGGCTTATGGTTATCAGCCGCATGAGATAGACCAATATGTATCCCAGCAGGAACTTGGCATAGCGGCAAAGGCGCTACAGGACGGCGTAAGCCCTGCGGAACGGATGTATCGGATTGCCGAGGCGCGCGGATATAGGAAACAAGAAGCGAAGTCTGAAAATAAACAGGCTGAACAGAAAATTCAGCAGATCGAAAAGGGCGTACAAGCGAGCAAGTCTCTCGCCGGGGGTGGTGCTAGCCCTCAGTCGTTGAGTCTCGAAGCATTGGCAAGTCTCCCTGACGACGAATTTGATCGTCAGTGGGACAAGATGGTACGCGGATAAGGATTCAGGTCCTATAAACCTGTTTCGTCTCATCGGACGTAAAACGATGTCTTCGGTTCGCCTCCGTGAAGGGCGGTTAAGCGCGGTTCCAGCGTCAATGGAACAAATCCACTTAACCAATCTTATGGAGGCCAATAATGGCAACTAGTAATTACGGGACTAATCATCCCTTAGCGGTAAAACTTTGGTCGCGGAAGCTGTTCCGTGAAGCCCTGAAGCAGACGTTCATGGGCAAGTTCATGTCCGACAGCTCGGACTCGCTTATTCAGACATTGGGCGACACGAGCAAAGGCCCTGGCGACCGTATTACCGTGGGGCTGCGCATGCAGCTTTCCGGCACGGGTATCGCTGGCGACGGCACGCTGGAAGGCAACGAAGAGGCGCTGACGCTGTACAGCGATAACCTCTTCATCGACCAGCTTCGTCACGCGGTCCGTTCTGGCGGCAAAATGTCTGAACAGCGCATTCCCTTCTCGGTTCGCGAAGAGGCCCGCATGGGACTTCAGGACTGGTGGTCTGACCGTATCGACACTGCGTTGATAAACCAGCTCACCGGATTCACCACTCAGACAGACTATCGCTACACCGGCAACCAGGCTCCTCTGGCTCCGTCCACTGGCCGCTTCCTCGTGGCGAACAGCGAAACGGCGGAAAGCTCGCTGTCTACTTCGACGGTGCATAACTTCAGCCTTGCGCTGATAGACCGTGCCGTGGCGACTGCGAAGACTGCAACCCCGCTTATCCGTCCGTTCAAAGTGAACGGTCAAGACAAGTACGTGTGCTTCCTGCACCCGTATCAGGTCTATCAGCTCCGCACGTCGACCAACTCCGGTCAGTGGCTGGATATCCAAAAGGCGGCCATGCAAGGTGGCAACGTGTCCAACAACCCGATCTATACCGGCGCGTTGGGCGAGTACAACAACGTCGTCCTTCAGGAGACGGTGCGTATTCCGGGCATCACCGTGGCGTCGACTGCGAATGCGGGTCGTCGTGCTGTGTTCTGCGGCGCTCAGTCGGCGGCGTTTGCCACCGGCCAGAACAGCGGCCCGGAGAAGATGTCGTGGGTCGAGGAATTGTTCGACTACGAGAATCAATTGGGCGTATCGGCGGGCATGATCTTCGGCGCGAAGAAGCTGCAATTCAACAGCACTGACTTCGGCACGATCGCCCTGTCCTCGTACAGCCCCGCACCCTAAGGAGTAACCGATGGCGACTTATACTTGCACTACCTTTAATAACCCCGCCAAAGCGGTTCACGTCGGGGTTAACTCGGTGTCGGGAAATTTCAACCTCGGCGCTACTGCGTCGAGCGTTGGTGACGTTATTTTCCTGGCAAAACTTCCGGTCGGCGCTCGCTTCGTGAGCATCGAGGAGGATCACTCTACTGGTGCCACTGCGCAAGCCCTTTCTTTCGGTCTTGCCTCTGGCGGCCCTGGTGGCTCGGCCACGTTCTCTTGCTACATCGCCTCGGGCGCGCAGGCCACGGCGAATCGCAAGAACGTGCTTGGTCTGCCTGCCGATGTCTCGCTGTCCGCGAATGACGCGAACGGCTACGGCATCCTGGCAGCTAAAGTCGAGTCCGGCTCTGCTACCACGTCCTTGATCGTCAACTTCGTGTTCAATTATCGAATCGACGGCCCGGCGTGATTAACCTGGGGAGGCTTCGGCCTCCCCTCTTTTTTGGAGGAGTATGGATTTTGAAAGAGCGAAACTGCTTCATGAACGTGGGCAGTTGGACGAAGCAATACAGATTTACGACCAGCTTCTCAATAAGAATTTCGCAGATCATGGTGTTTTGTTCTACTACGGAACCGCCGTACTGCAACAGGGTAAAACGGGCCTAGCCGCTAATCTTTTAGCGAGGGCTATCGAATTTGAACCCACTCAAGCCGCGCCCTATCAGAACCTTGGTAACGCATTCAAGACCGAGGGGAATAATCGGGACGCCGAGGCCATGTACCGCATGGCGCTTGAACGGGGTGAAACCGCTGAGTTATGGACTAACATCGGCGGAATGTACGTCAACAACGGCACTCCGTCTAAGGCGCTGGAGCATTATGAGAAGGCGCTTAAACTAAATCCCACGAACAAAACAATCAAGTTCAACATGTCATTTCCCTACCTTGAATTGGGCATGTGGGAAAAGGGATGGGATTGTTATGAGGCCGGGTTTGTATCCGGCGATAGAAAGACGCGACATTACGAGAATATCCCTGAATGGGATGGCTCTCCAGGAAAGACGGTCATCGTCTGGGGAGAGCAGGGCGTAGGCGACGAGATTATGTTTGCCTCCTGCATACCAGACCTACAAAAAGTAGCGAAGAATGTCATTTTTGACTGTCACCCCCGTTTAGTTAAGACGTTCGAGCGGTCATTCGGAATCGAATGTCACGGGACACGAAAGACGCAGTATTTAGACTGGCTGCCCTCTTCAGGCGCTGACGCCAGCATATGCGTTTCGACACTATCCAAGATGTATAGAAAGTCGGACGCAGATTTCCCTGGTACGGCTTTCATCAAGCCAGACCAAGAAGAAGTAGCCAAGCTCAGGACAGGATCAAAGCCAAGAATCGGCATCTCGTGGGTAGGCGGAAGTAAGCAGACCAACGGGAATATCAGATCTATGTCGCTGGACAAATTGCTCCCTATTTTGAAGAAGGATGCCGATTTCTACTCGCTACAGTACACCCCCGATTCCGCCAAGCAGGTGTGCGAGCTAGAGGAGAAGTATGGCGTCCACGTGAAACATTATCCGGGTCTTGTCGAGTGCAATGATTACGACAAGACCGTCAACTTCATTGCTTCTATGGACCTTGTTATTTCGGTCTGCACCACGGCGATTCATGCGGCCGGATCGTTGGGTGTTCCGTGTTGGATACTCACGCCCAATAAGCCAACTTGGCGGTACGGAATAAAGGGCAATCGCATGCCCTGGTACAACTCCGTCCGTCTCAAAAGACAAGGGCCTAACGAAACGTGGGAAATGGTCATTAAACGCGTTGCAGAGGAACTCGATGCTTATCTCAGAAACCTACCGCGAGCTAAATAAGCAGCTCCACGTCTCCCGTCCAGACTACGGCGTGTCGTCATCGAAGTGGACGGATACCGTTCTTGACATGGCGCAGAGCTATGGAGCCCGGTCTATTCTCGATTACGGCTGCGGAAAGGGAAGGCTTAAAGAGGGCATAGGGCACACGATCACGGTTAACGAATATGACCCGGCAATCCCAGGCAAGGACATCAATCCTATGCCAGCAGACATCGTGGTCTGCACAGACGTTATGGAGCATATCGAGCCAGATTTGCTGGATAACGTTCTCGATCACATTCAACGACTGGCTAACAAGGCAGTATTCCTGACAGTAGCTACCCGTCCCGCAAAAAAGACGCTACCTGATGGCAGGAACGCGCATCTAATACAAAAAAGCCTTGAATGGTGGCTTCCTAAGCTGTGGGAGCGGTTCACTATCCGCGCTTTTAATGACTATGGCGGCGAGTTTTTAGCGATATTGGAGCCGAAATGAGACGTAGGCAGGTATTAGCTTCAAAACCGGTAGAAACGCCAAAGCCAAAATCTGAAGCAGTCTTTTGCTCTAGCTGCAAAAGGAAAATTGAGAAGCTGTCACTTAAAGGAAGGGCGCAATAGTGGCCTTCTCTGATATGCAATCTAGGATTGCCGACGACCTGAACCGCACCGATCTAACTACGCAGATAAAGAAGGCCATCAACCGCGCCATTGATTTCTACGAGGGCGAGCGGTTCGCGTTTAACGAGGCCATCGCTACCGCTTCGACCGTGGCGAGCCAGGAATACTATGCAGAGCCGACTGACTGCATGGAAATCGATTCTCTTACGATCACGGTTAGCGGTCGAACGTATCAATTGACTAGACGTGACGTGCATTGGTTTCAGGATGTGTATTTCAGCGGAACGCATACCGGACTACCGACAGACTTCACGACCTACGACGAGCAGATAAGGCTCTATCCCATACCGAACGACGTTTACACGCTCAAGATTTACTACCAGAAAAGCTATTCGGATTTGTCTGCTGATGCGGATACTAACGATTTCATCACGAAGGCAGAGGACCTTATTGAGGCTCGCGCTAAATGGTGGATTTACTCCCGCATCCTGAAAAATCAGCAGATGGCGGCGGTAGAAAAAGCGGCTGAACGAGAGGCGTTAGATAACCTTCGCGGTGACGCTGCAAAGCGCCTTTCTACAGGCCGCATAAGACCTACTCAATATTAACTCCCACGTCGTGAGACGTTAGAGGTAGCAATGATCAAATTGTTCGTCGGTTACGATCACCGAGAGGCGGTCGCGTACCATGTTTTTTCCCATTCCGTACAAACCAAATCGTCCGAGCCGGTATCAATCACGCCGTTGATGCTCACCCAGCTCCGGGATTATTCCGAAGGACATACGGACGGGTCTAATCAGTTCATTTATTCCAGATTCCTGGTCCCGTATCTCTGCCAGTACACCGGATGGGCCATTTTCGCCGATGGCGACATGGTGTGCATGGACGACATAGCCAAATTGTGGGCGATGAGAAACCCTTGGTATGCCGTCCAGGTTGCAAAGCACGACTATAAAACTAAGGCTCCCAGTAAATATCTAGGGGCAAAAAACGAAGATTACCCCCGAAAAAATTGGTCGAGCCTAATCCTTTGGAACTGCTCTCACTGGATGAATCGCAGTTTGAACCCTCAATACGTCTCTATGGCTACTGGGGCTCATCTGCATCGCTTCCAATGGCTTCCAGATGACCGTATTGGCGCTATTCCACTGGAATGGAACTGGCTTGCTGACGAGTACGAAACCAAGCCCGATGTGAGCCTTGTCCATTATACCCTTGGGACGCCATGTTTTAACGAATACTCGTCTTGCGCTTATGCCGATAAATGGCATGAAGCAAAACAAGACATGCTCAACGTCCAGCAGGTTGCTTAATGATTACCTTTGGCGAGTGGTTGCCGGATCAACCAGTAACTAATAACCCTGGCTCCACGGTTGCCGTCAACGTCATTCCCCACGATACCGGCTACAAGCAAATGCTCGGGCTCACCACATCCACGGATTACGTGATAGGACGTGCGAGGGGTGCGATTGCGTGTAAGGACACCAGTGGTAACGTCTATATCTTCACTGGCGACGATACAACGCTCTATCGTCTGATAGACGGCGTTCACACGGACTATTCCAAAACTGGCGGCTATTCCTGTGGTGAGACTGAAATATGGCAGTTCATCCAATGGGGTAATACGGTCATTGGAACGAACTACAGTGATCCTATTCAGCAGATAACTCTAGGCGCGACACAGTTTGCCGACCTGTCCGCAGATGCTCCGAAAGCTCGCTCGATCAGCGTGGTTAAGAACTTCGTCGTCTTAGGAAACACATTCGACACCACGGACGGGAGTTTGCCTTATCAAGCGTGGTGGAGCGCGATTGAAGACCCTAACTCTTGGCCGACTCCTGGGACGCAATCCGCCTTTGATGTCCAGAGCGACAAGCAGCCTATTCTGAACGGCGGCGGCGCGATCATGGGGATCGTAGGTGGTGAATACGGGACGATCATCCAAGAGCGCGCTATCACGCGCATGGATTACGTGGGCGGAGATACGGTATTCGCCTTCAATACGGTTGAGCAGGCTAGAGGCTCTATTTCAGCCGGTTCTATCGTCTCTATTGGTCGTGTCGTGTTCTATCTCTCAGAAGACGGCTTTTACATGTTCGATGCGGCAAGTTCCAAGCCTATCGGAGCGGGGAAGGTCGATAAGTATTTCTTCGCAGACCTGGACACGAATTACTACGACCGCATATCTGCCGCTGTCGATATCAAAAACAAACTGGTGTGTTGGGCGTATCCAAATGCCTCCGCATTATCTGGTATCCCCAATCGCATCTTGATGTACCACTGGCCGACCGGAAAGTGGTCTATTGCTTATGTGACGTGCAACTTGTTAGTAAAGGGTTACACGCCTGGATATACCCTCGATGGACTCGACGCAATCAGTTCGTCAGTTGACGCGCTCGCTTACTCTCTGGACTCACGGGCATGGACGGGCGGGACGCTTCAGTTTGCCGCTTATGACGCTACGCAGAATTACGCCACGTTCTCCGGTTCTGCATTGAGCGCAACGCTTGAGACGCCAGAGGTTGAGATTAACAAGGGCATGTTTACCGAAGTTCAATCTGTCAAACCCTACATCGACGGCGGGACCGTTTCTATTCAGCTCGGGACGAGGAACACGCTTTCCTCTGCTGTTTCATATGGGACAGGCGCGACCCTGGGAGCAGACGGAGAGGCGAAACTAAGATCGAATGCGCGCTTTCACCGCATTAGGGCATCTATCACTGGCGGGTTCACCGATGCCGTTGGGGCTGATTTTGTCGAAACCATCGCAACGGGCAGACGATGAGCTTCGATCCCGCACCTTCTCGCTGGCACAACGACGAAGAGCACAAACGGTTACTGGCCAAAACGATCAACGGAGTCTTGGACGGAAAAATAAACTCTGTCGGCTCCGTCACGCTCACTGTCAGCGCCACAAGCACGACGGTCACTAACAGGCTGTGCAGTTCCGGTAGCTTCATCGACATTATGCCTACCACCGCTAACGCCGCAACGGCCAAAGCGTCGGTGTACATCGTTCCTACCAACGGAAGTTTCGTAATACATCACGCAAGTTCTGCGAACGCCGATCAGACGTTCAAATACGTAATTTTGGGTTAATCACTGTCGGGAGACAGAGAGTATGAGTTTATTCAAGAAGGCGTTGCCGTTCTTAACGGGCGGTATGATCGGCGGGCAGTTGATGTCGGCTAAAAACGGCGGACTCCTCGGTACGCAGCAGAAGGACCAGACGACGACCACGGCCCCGTGGGAGCCGCAGCAGGGCTATTTAAAGGACATATTCCAACAGGGACAGAATCTCTATAACGCCAACCCGGGCGGGATGAATCAGGCTACGCAGATGGGCATAAACGCCCTCATGCAGCCAGACCAAAACATTCAGCAGGGCGCTGGATTGTTGGGCCGCACTATGAACGGAGACTTCTTAAACAGTAATCCCTATCTAGACCAGACCTTCAATCAAGCCGCTTCCTCAGTTGGCAACAACATCGCCTCCCGTTTCGCTGGCTCGGGTCGCTTCGGTTCCGGAGCGATGTACAACTCGCTCAACTCCGGCATGAACAACCTAGCGAACGACATCTACGGCGGTAACTATCAGATGGAACGAAACCGTCAGATGCAAGCCGCGCAGATGGCCCCGTCATTCGCAAACTTTGACGCAAACCGCTATTTGCAAGCAGGACAGCTTCAACAGCAGGCACCGTGGGAACAGCTCGCTAAATACCAAGGCGCTGTTTCTGGTAACTACGGCGGAACATCCACTAGCCCGATGTACCGGAACGCCACGGCAGGACTTCTAGGAGGCGCACTAGCTGGCGCTCAGCTCGGGAGTGCGCTCCCAGGATTAGGTACTGGCCTTGGGGCCTTTGGCGGCGGCTTACTAGGGATGATCGGCTAATGGGCTTACTCGATACCTACAATCAAGCGAATAGCGGAATAGGCGGCCTCCTGGGCGGTCTACAGCCCGATCAGAACCGAGCGTTGCAGTCGCTCGCACTCGGGCTGCTCTCTAGTTCCGGATGGTCCAAGATGCCGATCACGTTGGGACAAGCATTCGGCCAAGCCGGGGCGGGCGCTCTACAGGCGCAGGATGAGTACAAGCAGAACGATATGCGGCAGAAACTGCTTCAGTCTCAAATAGACGAGCATAATTATCAGAATCAACAGCGGAAGGCTGATTTGACCAGCCAGAACGCCGTTTCAGGTTACGTTGATTCCGGTTTGCCGATGGACCAGCATAACTTCGGAAAATACCTAGCGCAGATGCCTTCTGCTAAGTATCAGGAACAGGGTATTGGTATGCTCATCCCTCAGAAGATGGTTGAAGTAGGCCCAGGCGGCGCGCTCGTTAATCCTCTCACCGGTGAAGTGCAGTATCAGAACCCGCTGAATCGCAGCGGCAATCAATTTGGCATGACGCCGGTGTGGGGTAAAGACGCACAGGGTAATGACGTGCTTCTTCAGTTGAGCGGATCGGGCGGAGTTGCGCCCGTGCAGATGCCGCAAGGTGTTACGGCAAGTCCTAGCCTTCAGTACAAGGACACTGGCGGTTCCATTATAGGCCTCGACAGAACGGGCGGCGTTAAAACGGCAATCGGCAAGACGCTGCAACCAGATCAACAGCCTGGATACATCCAAACAAAGAAGGCGGCGGAAATTACTGGCGAAGCATCTGCAACTGCGAAGCTTAACCTCCCTCAAGTCCAACAGGAAGGGAAGTACATGCTCACGCTTCTTGATGAGCTAAAAACCCATCCCGGCCTGAAGTACGCCGTTGGGGCTGGGTCGGTTCTACCGACTATCCCCGGCACGCCTCAGGCCGATTTCCGCGCGCGGCTTGGGCAGGTGAACGGCAAGCAGTTCCTGCAAGCATTCGAGACGTTGAAGGGCGGAGGCCAGATCACCGAGGTTGAAGGCAAGAAAGCGACCGATGCTATCGCTCGATTGCAAGCTAGCCAGAGCCCAGCAGAGTTCAACAAGGCGGTCGATGAGTTCAAGGGAATCATCAACAACGCCATGGCGCGCGCGCGTGCGAAAGCGGGTCAATCTGGCGCGGCTCCTACTGGCGGCGCTAAATTCCTGGGGTTCGAATAATGCTAACTGAGAGATTCGAATAATGCCTGTCGCTCGTTTCCAAATGCCAGATGGGCGAGTTGCTCGGTTTGAAGTACCAGAAGGCACTACGCCCGAGCAGGCCCAAAAAATGATGGCTGGCTATGATTTTTCACAACATACCAATAAGCAGGAATCGCCAGCAGACCCGACAGAAGGCATGAACTTCGGCGAAAAGGCCCTGGCAGGCATCGGCAAATCAATGGTGGACATTGGACGTGGCGCGGGCCAAATGCTCGGCCTCGTAGACCAGAAGTCCATTGACGAGGCAAAGCGGCTAGATGCTCCATTGATGAAAACGGCTGGAGGCGTGGTAGGCAATATCGCGGGAAGCATCGCTACTGCTGCCCCGACAATGTTGATCCCTGGGGCTAACACAGTCGTTGGCGCTGGCTTGATAGGCGGCGCTCTAGGCGCACTTCAGCCCACGGCCACAGGAGATAGCAGGGCGCAGAATATCGCCATAGGCGGCGCTCTTGGTGCGGCTGGTCAATACGCTGGCAATAAACTCAGCAACTATATCGGCAAGAAGATAGCGGAGAAGCAAGCTACGCAAGTAGCCAACGCTACCCGTGACGCGACTCTGAAGGCTTCTCAGGAAGCGGGGTATGTCGTTCCGCCTACGCAAGCTAATCCTTCGGTGACTAACAAGGCCCTTGAAGGGCTTGCTGGGAAGATCACGACCGCTCAACGCGCGTCCGAGAAGAACCAAGCCGTGACGGACAAGCTTGTAAGGAAGTCGCTCGGCCTGACCGATGATGTCCCCCTTACCCGTGAAACGTTGTCGTCTCTGCGTCAGGAGGCAGGGCAAGCCTACGAATCAGTTAAATCCATCGGGCAGGTGACGGCGGATCAGCCGTACATGAGCGCCTTGAACTCGATCAAGGCGCGCTTTGAAGGCGCGGCGAAGGACTTCCCCGGTATCGCAAAGCCGGAAGTCTCGCAACTGGTGGAATCGCTGAGTACTCCGCAGTTCGGCGCGGACTCCGCAGTGGATGCTATCTCCGTGTTAAGGGACTCGGCAAACAAAGCCTATGCGAGCGGTGATAAGGGGCTTGGAAAAGCATACAAGTCAGCCTCGGATGCGATGGAATCCTTGCTGGAAAGGAATCTCGCGAAGACTGGGCAAGCGGACATGCTCAAACAGTTCAAGTCTGCCCGCTCGTTGATTGCCAAGACCTACAGCGTAGAGAACGCATTGAATGACGCAACAGGGAAAATCTCGGCTTCCAAGCTCGCAGGCCAGCTCACCAAAGGCAAGCCGCTTTCAAGTGAACTGAAACAGGTCGCGCAGTTCGCCCAGGCGTTCCCTAAGGCCGCGCAGGACGTTCAAAAGATGGGGAGCCTTCCCGGCTTGAGTCCGCTTGATTACAGCCTTGGGCTGCTCACTGGTACCGCATCAGGGAATCCCGCTTTGGCTGCCGCAGCGTTCACTCGACCCGGAGTGCGTGCGGGGATACTGTCCGCCCCGTATCAAAACCTGATGACCAAGCCCAATTACTCTACCGGCCTTCTCAACGCGGGTCAGATGGCATTGGACAACATTCCTAAAGCCGCTGTCCTACCGTCTATTTATTGGTCTCAGCAATAGCCCTACTACCCAAAGGTAGGCTTTTCTTAATGGCCGCCACGGCCAATTGTCCCAAGTGTTTAAAGGCTTGAGTAAAAGCCTTTTCCATTTGTTCTCAGGCATCCACCGCTTGATGGCATAAACCACTGGCGCGCAGAAGATCGCCAGAAAGATAAACGTAAAGAACGGGCGAAAGAGAATGGCGATGGCTGTAGGGGTCATCTTCAGATACTACTTCAACAAACTAAGCCTCGCAATGCGGGGCTTTTTTATTACTGTCGGGAGACAGCAACGCATGGGAATTGAAAGCTGGTCCACTACGGCTGCTAATAACAACGCAGCGGCCCCTAATGGGGCACCGGAGGGCATGGCCCCGGCAGGAGTGAATGATGTTATCCGGCAGAATATGGCCTCAATCCGGGCGCAATGTGAGGACGGCATCTGGTTCAACTGGGGAGATACGCCGACTTACGTCTCGTCCACTTCGTTTACGATTTCCGGAGACGTGACGGCCCGTTATCAGGCCGGTCGTCGTCTGAAACTGTACGGGACAACGATGGGGACGATATACGCGTCCGTCGTCTCGTCGTCCTACTCCGCCCCAAACACCACGATCACCCTTGCGTTCGGGACGATCACGAACAATATTTCCCAAGTCAAAATCAGCCTGATTGAATCGACCAATTCGCCTTTGATTCTCCCGAGTGCCTATAGGGCGCTCGTCTACAAATCATCTAGTCAGAGCCTATCAACAGGATCGGCGGCTTACGTGTCGTTCGACACGGAACTGTATGACGTTGGAGGCTTTCACGACAACGTAACAAACAACAGTCGGTTGACCATTCCTTCAGGGGTCAATTACGTCAAAGTGACTGGGTTCCTCACATTCGGTGCGAATAACACTGGAGACCGTGTAGGCGTCATTCATAAAAACGGGTCTCCTAGTTATATGGGCCACGGGAGCTATTCCGTTCCAGCAGCAGTATCGTCTGGAACTGATTTTCTTGTCTCCACTGGCATTATCCCCGTTTCCTCTGGCGACTACTTCCAGCTAAGCGCATATCAAGACTCAGGATCAAGCATTAGCTTGGGCGCGACTAATGGGTGCTTCTTCGCCATCGAGGTAATAAGCTGATGGCGCTCACCGACTACTCCACCAATCCTAATCTAAATACCAATCCCCCTCCTGCTGGCGCTCCTGAAGGAATGCCTCCTTCTGGCGTGAATAATGTTCTTCGGCAGATTCAGGCCGATTTAGCGACCATTCCCGCATCTGGCGGATCGGCCCTCGTCGGAGATATCGAGCCGGGAACCGGCGCACAATCGCGTACCGTGTTCTCGATTTTGCGCGAACGCGTGCGCGTGTTTAGCTACATGACCACTGCGCAGAGAGACGACGTTTTAGCAGGCACTAAATCTGTAGATGTGCGCTCCGCCGTCCAAGCCGCATTCGACTACGCTCTTAGCCTGCCGAGAGGTTGTGTCATTGAAATGCCGGGAGGAGGTTACTACCTCGGGACCGGCATCGACGCATCCGACTGGGCGCAGCTGAACCTAGGGCACTACCTCACCACCAACGCGCCTAACAATGTCGATTTAGAAGCCTATGGCGCGATTCTCTACCCTGGCCGTGCAGGCAGGGCGATGGGCATCTTCAACGCCACTCGCGCCAAGATAATGGGCCTCAAGATCATTGGCTACTGCGGCGGAACGCTTGGCTCCACGCGTCAGAATGACGCCTGTTTGACGATCAATTACAACTCCTACAACGTCACGCTGGAAGATTTGTACCTTACCAATTCCCTCGGCGACCAAATCTACGCGGGCGGCTCGTTGGTGTCTGGCGGCGAGACTGGTTACGAGACGCGCAACTTGGTCCTGAAAGGCTGCACGCTCAAGACTCGGTACGGAGACGGCATTCCGTCATCCTCTGGCGGCAGCATGTCACGTACCGCGATGGCGATCATCGACGCCATCGGAGTGACGATAGACGACACGAATACCATTTACGGCGGTATCGACTGCGAGCCGAACGTAAACAATCAACACCTTGTCGGCATCAACCTAAGCCCGAAGTTCTTGAACGGAAACGTTACCGCACAAGCAGTCATAGGGACGGATTACTGGTACGACGAGCCCATTAATTCGAGTGGCGGCACAGTGATTGACGGCTTTATCGCAACGGGCAGTGTTGCTACTCCCATCGTTTCCGACTTCCATGTTAAAGGCGCGACGTTTCAGCAAGGGCAAATCGTTCAAACGAATGGTAACTCTAATTACACCTCTATCACTGGCAACAAGTTCGACAACGGAATAATCAGACTCTCTGGGGCGGTCAACTACACCGAGGTAAAGGACAATTTCGCGAAGGGTAACAACTCTTTCGCGGAGTCATATTACAGCCTTGTTACACCTAGGTTTATCTCGATTAATGGCGCTACTAGTTACGCCAGGATTACCGGAAATACAGCGGTTATCAGTGGTGGGTACTGCATCTCAAAAGAGGGCAGCGGCGCTGATACAGCCGGGAACGACTGGTCCAACAACAGGAACATGCACGCCTCAAGAACTGGGCATATGGATTTTTCGCCCATTACGGGATCGGTCGGAGCTACCGAAGAAGTTGTCTCCTTTACCCCCGTTCTGTCCGGCGTCACGACCGCAGGCACGCAGACCTACTCCCAACAGATCGGGCGCTACACCCGTATAGGCAAGCTGATCCACGTCTACATCAGAATCTTGCTGAGCGCAAAGGGAGGCACCATGGCGGGTGATGTCGTTATTACTGGGCTGCCTCATGCCATCGCAAACGTGTCGAACCTGTACACCATGATCCCAATATCTCACGCCAACGTCACGCTGGGCGCGGGAAATGTTTTGTTCGGTCAATTAGAGCCGGGAGGGTCGCGCGTTTACTTGCAACAGGTTGGTAGCGCGGCGGGGTACGCTTCTCTCGATTCTGCCGGCATAGCGAATAACTCCGAATTTGAAATTAGTTTTTGCTATGTGTGCAACTGAGGATAACGCATGACCTGGGACGGGAAAGAACGCAGAAATTGCGACCAGCTTATAGAGAAGTTAATCGAAGCCCAGCAGCGTCAGCAGAAAGACACGGAAGCCTTGCACCAGACGGTTAAAGACCTTGCTGAATCTATCAAGGACATCGTAGCCGCTCATGGGGCAATCAAGATGTTTGGCTCTGCGGTTAGGTGGATAGCCGGAACGCTCGTGGCTTGTTACGTCGTTTACTACATGTGGAAGAACGGGAGCCCGCCGCCATGAGCCGATTCAACGACGCTTACCCAATGGTGATAT